ATATGTTCTAACAGCATCCCCATTCCTTGCTGGTCAAACTGTTAACCTCTATGATGTTAACTCACAAGGAACTGGAACTATTCTGATCACAAATGTAACCACATATAATGATGCCGATGATGCAATGGATTATACCATCATCACGGGTGTTTTAACAACTGGTACATTTACTGCTGCTCAGACAATTGGTACGGCGTCCAACCGTGTTGCTTTCCAAGACTACACACTAAACTCTGCTGGAACATTTGAAACTGCTTCACTTGAGAGTTTAACTGGAACTGCACTGCTAAAACTTGGCAGAAAAGATGGCACAGCATCATCTCCTGCTATCTACTTCAGCAGCAGCTCTTCAGCAGCATCCAACTACAACGTTGCTCTTGTTGCTTCTGGTGGTAGCAATACTGATGGAAGTGGCAACCTCAATATCGTTGCTGGTTCTGCTGATGCTGTAACCATAAACAATCAAAAAATTTGGAACGCTGGTAACCTAACTCCAGCAACTAACAACGTTGCTAATACTGTTGTTCTCCGTGATGCTTCTGGTAACTTTGCTGCTGGTACAATCACTGCTAGTGTTACTGGTGCTGCTTCTCTCAATGTATTGAAGGCAGGCGATACGATGACTGGAAACCTCAACTGGGGTGCTACTGGTCTAGGTTTAACATGGGTAATGAATACTGATAGTGCTTCTATCAGGTTCTATAACACAGGTGATGCTGATACTGATTCTAGATTAGAATTTTTAACTAGTGATAATAATAATGAATATTTCAGATGGGCGCACTCGTCTGGTTCAACATACGAAAGTATGAGATTAGTTCCAAATAGTGACACCAATTCAGAACTTCGTGTAAGAGGATTCTTAAATGTTGGTGGCGATCCAAGAACTGCTGCCTACGCACCATTAACTGTTCGCATCAAGAATGCCGATGCTCCAACATCAGGAGACCAGGGTTACTTTGCCACAGCTGTATTAGAAAAACAATCTGCAACTTGGAATAGATTAAGATTTGATAGATCAGGTAAAGCAGAGTGGGGTGTTGCTTCAAATCCAAGTAGCAATTTTGTAATTAGCAGATTGACAAATGCCATCGGAACAAATGGAACTTCTGATGATGATAACTTCTGTATTAAACTGACAAATGGTTTTGTTGGTATTCAAACAGAAGATCCTCAATATCAACTTCAAGTTAACGGAACATTTGCCGCCACCTCCAAGTCATTCCGTATTCCTCACCCAACCAAAGAAAACCATGACCTCGTTTATGGTTCGTTGGAAGGACCAGAGCACGGTGTATATGTTCGTGGCAAGTCATCTGATGTTATTGAGTTACCTGATTACTGGGTTGCTCTTGTCGATGAAAACACCATCACCGTTCAACTCACCCCGATCGGCAATCATATGTCATGGGTTGAGAAGATTGAAGATAACAAGATCCTTATTGGTGGTGGCGAGGCATTCTACTTCGTTCAAGCGATGCGTAAGGATATTGAGAAGTTAGAGGTTGAAGTTGAGTTGCCTGTTGAGGAGGAAGAGTGATGGGTATTGGGTATAATCCATATACGTCTGGTAACGAAAATCTAGTTGTTTGTTTAGATGCAGCAAATCCGAAGTGTTATTCTGGTAGTGGAACGGTTTGGTATAATGTTGGATCTAACGGCGGATCTGTTTCTCAAGGAGGAGCAAACATGCCAGCTTACACAACGTTGGGTGGCGTTACTTGTTTTAATTTTAACCAACTTGATTGTTATTTTATAAACAATTCTTTTTTTATCTCATCGTTTCCAGCAGATAGAACAAACCTAACTATAGATGTTTGGTTTTACCCAGCAATATCAGAATTATCGGGTGGAGATAGAGGAAATTTGGTAAGAGCAAATAATGGTAATGCTTTTTACATGAGTTGGAATAAATCTACTCAACAACAATCAAATTATTGGTATGGAAAAACAAATGAGGGATATCACGAATCTGGTGCTGCTATTACTAGAGGAACTTGGAATAATGTAGTTGCTGTTTGGAGTTCATCTGGATTATCGCAATTTTTGAATGGTATAAAAACAACAGCATCAACAAGTGGAACAACGGCAAATGCAACGTCTGGTATTCAAATTGGATGGGAAGGAGATGGCAGACAATTTTCTGGTGGAATATCAATCATAAAGATGTATGATGCTGCTTTATCGGATGCTCAGGTTACAAATAATTTTAACGCACTTAGAAGGAGGTTTGGAATTTAATGGCACTAGGACACTCTCCCTCTATTGTAGTCGATAGCAGTTTGTATAGTTGGTTTGATTTTACTAATGAAAATTCATATGTAGCACAAACAAATCAAGCAACAATCTATAGTTTATTAGGTAACGGATATAATTGGAGTACCGCTAATTTTTCTGGAACAGTAAATACCACTTCATATGGAACATTAGCAAAAGGATTACTATTTGATGGTAATGCTCAAATGCTTACCCAAAATGGTGGCAATAGTTATTATTATGGTTGGGATCCAACTGGGACATATGGAACTCCAACATTCACTAATGAAATGTGGGTATGGCCATATGAAAATTCTGGGATGCTTTACACAAGACCTTGGAACGGATCTGGTAGATATAATTTTTGGATATATCCAACTGGATTATACATAGGTTCTGGTGGTACGGCATCTAATTACCCAACTTCATCGATGACTTTTGCCGTTGATACATCTACTCTAGGAAAACCAGTTCATATAACGTGTTGGGCAAACCAAACACAAGTTGGATATTACATTAATGGTGGTCAGTACTCTGCTTCCCAAAACCATGGTATAACTGGAAGTGGTGATTATTATGGTAATGGTATTGGTGCTGGTTATATGACTTTATATCCATACGGTCAAGGATGGGGTGGTAATACTGGATTTAGTATTAATGGTGTTTTATATCAAGCCAGAATTTACAATAGGGTATTAACTTCATCAGAAATTACTAGAAATTTTGCAGCACACGCAGGGAGGTATGGATACTAATGGGAGTTTATGCAGGAGCAAACAATTTAACTCAATATCCAGTTTCAGTTACAAATATCAGTAACGTTGTTACTGATGGTCTTCAATTATATTGGGATGCTGCTAGAACTCTGTCTCTCCCTTCTTCGTCTAGTTCTCAATGGAATGATGTTAGCGGTAGTTTAAATAAACCGTTTACTTTGCGAGGAAATGGATACGGAAATAATGGAGAACAAGCAGCAGCATCCATCAATTTTTCGGATGATGGTGGTGGATCATTATTATTTGATGGAACAAATGATTTTGGAACTTTAGGAACATCTGCTTCACCAACATCAAATTCTCCATATACTGCTTCATCTAATATTACAGTATGTGTTTGGATGAAAACAACTGATGGTGGAGATAAGGGATTTTGGTCACACTGTAATGGCGGACCAGTTAATTTATCATATGGAATTGGTGGCGGAAAAATGAGGTACTGGTATTACACAGCACCATGGCAGATATTAGATAGTAATACATCTATTGCTGATGGCAACTGGAAATTTTTAGTTTGGGCAAAATCTGGAACTAACATGAAGCAATATATAAATGGTTCTTTGGATAGAGATACTACTTTAGTTGGAGACGTTAGTGGTCCTCTTTATAGTTTAGGATCTCGCTGGGGTCCATGTAATTCTGATAGTTATGGGGCTGGCACTAATGGTTCTGGTGGAAGTATTTTTAGTGGAAACTTGGCCATCATGATGGCATACAATAAACAGCTGTCACAATCAGAAGTTAGTCAAAACTTTCAAAGCTTTAGAAATAGATTTGGCATATAAATACTCAATAAAAGGCTTATAGGAAATGGCAAATTCTGATAAGGATATCCTTATAACGCCGAATAAAGGCACGTCATCAATACCAGAAGTTAGTTTTGTCGGTCAAGTAAACTCACCGATCAAACTTCGTGTGCTTGATGATAATACACTATCCTTTGAGGGTTCTGCTGGTCAGTTGTTTTCTATTAATAACAACTTAACTGTAGGAACAATTTTTGCGGTTTCTGATGTTTCAGGTGTTCCAAGTTTATCAGTTAATGCTAATGGATTAGTAGCAGCTGCTCCTTTTAATGGATTTCTAACAGTTGGTGCTGGAAGTTTTACCACAGACAGGCAACTTGCTGTTCGTGGTTCTATAATAGTTGCCAACAGAGGAACCACTCCAGCACAATTAGAATTTACAGAAATTGCCAATAGTGGTGGGAATATTAATGGTACTGCACCAGCAAGAATTTATTATGATGGACCAAACTACTCAGATAATAATAACTATCTTTCTATTTCTACAGCAGGTTCTGATAGATTAACAGTAACTTATGGTGGTGGTGTTGGTATTAATACCAACAATCCAAGAACAAGATTACAGATTGTTGGGGATCACACTACAACTTCATGGAGATTAACACTCCCATCAGGAAACAATGGAGGAGGAACTGGTGAAGTTAGTATGCAAGCCTGGGTTTCCGAACCTGGCATAACATGGGACGGAGCTGGTCTTGGTTCTAACGTCACAAACTATACAATCGCAGCATATCCCACTGCTTCTTATGATACTTCACTAGGTTATTTTCCACGCATCAATACAAGCTTAGGACAAGCTTATATTAGATTTATGGCAAATGGTGGTAGAATGTATTTCACCACCACAGATAATAATGGCACCACATATCAGAACCAAATTCAAATGGGTGGTGGTTGTTTAGGTATTAATGGATTAGACACAAACTATAAGTTGTATGTTGGTGGTAGCATCAACTTCACTGGAACTTTATATCAAAACGGATCTGTTTTCAAAACACTGCCGACACAAAGTTCATCAACAATTGGTGCTGTGTTGATGAGTGATGGAACAAATGCGTTCTGGGACGTTGCTCAGAACTGGAGTGGAACTTTCGTTGGTAGTACTGGAGGAACTGTTACAACTCTTCCATATAATGCCGAAGACAGATATAGAGTTGGTTTCCAGATTTCCAGAGGATATGCTATGGCAGGATATCAAAATAGTACCTCTTATAAAAATGTTTGTTCTATTAACCATGGAACAATAACCTTACAGAACCATGGTGATCTTCTAACAAATGGTCAGGGATATTGTGCTGGTGGAAGAAATTTGAGTATGAGAGGTTATGTATTTATTGCTGTAAATGGTGTTGGTGGTACTGGATCAACGTGTTCTAAAATTGACATGAACACCAATACAAATGCAGGCACTACTTCTATCAGTATTTCCAGATCTTCTACCACTATTATGCAAAGAGATTTCAAATATGCATATGTGTATGGAGGTGGAGATTCTAGACCAGATAGATTTAACTACGCAAATGATACATCTGCTTTGATTGCAAATGGCAATCCAGAGGGTAATGTCAACAACCCAGCTGGTGGTTATGGTGCCACATATGGTTGGACTAAAAATGGTGCTGGTTACAACTTTAGTTGGGCAGCAGAAACGTATGCAGTTTGGCCAAATGCTCCTGGAACAGATGGAACAAACAAAACTCTAAGTGCAAGACATGGATTTGCTTATTGGAACACTGCTGGTGGATATACAACCGCAGCAAACTTATCAAAGAGAAGTTTAGTTACTGGAGCAGAAGCAACACAGGTAACTAAGTTTAACTCAGGTGAAGAAACATGGCACACTGGAATAAGTAAAGGATTTATGTGTGGAATGTATAATGGAGCCCAGAATAACACTGGCGTTGTAGTTGATTATGCCGCAGAAACTTTTGTTGCAAATAGCAATATCAATAGAGTTGGTCCTCCAGGATCTGCTTCTGGCGCTGGAACTGAATTTGGAGCAGTTCTTACTGGTTATGATGGAATTTAAGAGGTAACAATCATGAGAAAATACTATCTATCAAACTCTAAAAATATTTCAAAACTCTCCACTTTTATGCCTCATGGTTCCGTTTTAAACTGGACTGCATATTCTATAGAAGATATTGATCTTGAGTTAATGAAATTAACTATTCCAAGATTTGTTGAAATTGAGAAAGATATTGCTATTTTTGGATTTAAGAACTGGGGAGATCCAAGAACAGAAATTAAGGTATATGCAACTTCAATAGAACAAGATAATGAATTTGAAGATATTAATATTTTAGATTATGTTCCAGATGGGGAGGAGCTTACACCTCTATCTAAAGTCAAAATACCAATGACGGAGAAGAGGACAAATGTTGTCATAACTTTAATGAAAACTATTGCAAAATTAGTTATTGAAGATGAATACGATGTTCGTTATGATAATCTCATAGCAAAAACATCTAAATTAGAAAGAGAAAGTTGGCAGCATCAACTGGATGATTCAAAGTTTTTAGAAGATCTCGCGTCAATCAAAGGATTAAATGTAGAAGAATTTTCTTCTATCGTAAGTTTAAAAAATAAAGAATATAATGATGAACTGAAACGTTTATATATAGAGTGTCAGCAGTTAAAACAAGAGTTTTATAACTGTTCCACTATAAAAGAGTTGAATATTCTTTTTGAAGATTATTTCAATGTGCCGATGCATGAGGATCAAGCTCTAGAAATCGGCAGAGCAATATTACACGAAGATGCACCAATCGAAAGATCATCTGTAGGATACGGTCTGAACTTTTAATAATTTTTGAATGGTTATGAATAAAAAAGATATAGAAAGAATTTCTAGGAAATGGTCTTCTGGTATGTCACCAGAACAAATGAATTCTTATGTTATTAACTCTCATGTTACAAAAGATAGGCAAATAAAACAGGCATTATTGGAATGTGAGAACAGATATCATAACTTAGAAAAAATTGAGATTGAAAGGAAAAAATCTGATGTTGACTATCGAAGACTAAAAAAGAGATTAGAAACAGAACAAGATCCCTTTGAAAGAGAATTGATTGAACTAGACATTCAAAGTCTAGAATTAGATTTCAATGTTTATGAGAGAAGAAGAGCAACTGTCCAAAAAGAGTTAGACACTTTTGTTGAATATTTGTTGTCTCTAGATATTGATGAAGAAGAACTAGAGAAAAGATTGGAATATGATCCATCTGAAGAAAGAAAATATTGGATTGCTCGTATGGGCAAACAAGCAGCATTAGATTTTATAACTAGTGGAAGAATAGGATCTGGTAATTTAGATTCCATATCAATGATGTCTGAGGAAGATCAACTTGCCATTTTTGAAGTAGCAATTCATTATTCTTCTATGCTACAAGTAAGTTTTAATAAAATACAACAAAGACTTTCTCCATATCTCAAAGAGTTGGAAAAAACTCCGTCAATGAAGCTTCCAACATTTCATGGTATAGAAGAAAGTTTGGAATTACCATTATTAAAACAATTGAGAACTGTAACAGGTGAATTAAATGAATCTAGATCATCAACGCCGTCAAGTCTTCAGCTTGCCTATAAACCCGAAGCTTCCTGAAGATTTTGTAGAAAATATATTTATACCATTCTTAATAAAACATAGAGAATATATTTTTGATTTATATTTTACTTGTCGTATGCCTCCATTTGAGCAGGATGCGATGGGTGATATATTTTCAAACCCAAAAGATACCACTTATTCTGCATTATACATTTCCAGAAAAACTGGCATTCCATTATCAGCAACATTTAATAATATTTTTGTCCGACCAGATCAAGAAACATTAAATTTGTTTATAAAAAATTACCGATATGTTTACGAACAAGGAGTTACTATAGCAACTATACCACATACTTCTTGGTTGATGACTGGTCAAATTCAAAAAGAATTTCCAGATCTGTTTATTAAAAATACTATTTTACGCGAAGTTACAAGACCGAATGAAATTGTTTCTTTAGCAAAATCTGGATTTCATTATATTAATTTAGATCGTGATCTAATGAGAGATAGGGATCAACTTCTTGCGATTAGAGAAGCAAAAGATTATTGTGCTTCGATAGGTAAACCAGTTAAGTTATCTTTATTAGCAAATGAGAATTGTTGGGGAGGATGCCCCATAATGCCAGAACATTATCATTATAATAATACAAGAAAGAAAGATAATCCAGAATTTTTTGCGGATGCCATTAGTAGAGTTTCTTGTTCTACTTGGGAAATAATAGATCCCTCATCATCGCTTAAAGCAGCTAATCTTCCACCATGGAAAACCGATTGGGAAGAGTTTTTAGATCTTGGTATTGATGTTTTCAAAATGCACGGTAGAGAATCTGCCATGAGACTTCGTGAAAGCATGGATATAATATCAAAATGGGCAGACAATCAAGATATTTTATTTCAAAATTTTGATGAATATATTCATGATATTCATATCGAAGATAAACCAATTGATCTTTGGAGAGAAAAAATTAAGACATGTAAATTTGATTGTTGGAAATGTAATTACTGCGAATCTGTCATAAATTCAAGAAGAAAAAAATATGATCGAGATCATCATCCATATGTTTATCATGTCATCAGGTCTTTAGAAAATTCTGGTAAAAATACTTCCAATTTTTCCGCAGTCAATTATGATATAGAAGGACTGTCATCCACTAAAGTTAGACATCTTTTAAACAATTTATGTTCTTTGGATGATACTGTTTATTTGGAATTAGGTTCATACGCAGGCAGCACATTTTTTGCAGCTACAATGAACCATGATTTAGATGCATATGCTGTTGATAATTACACGTCAAATATTGCTCCAGCAAGATTGGATATATCATGGAAGGGATATAATAATGCCAAAGAACAATTTTTAAAAAATCAAAGAAAATATAAAAAGGGTACGTTAATTAATTCAAATATCAATTCTATAAAGTCATCGGATTTAAATTTTAAAAAACCAAATATTATTTTCTATGATGGAAGTCATGAATATCTTGAGCAAAAATATTGTTTGAAGAGCATATTACCATTACTTCAGGATACTTTTATTATGGTTATAGATGATGCAAATTTTGTGGATGTTATACAATCTGCTAAAGACTTTATAGAAGAAGAAAATTTAACTGTTTTATATGAGCGTCAATTACTAACAACTAAATATGAAGATGCCAGTAGTTGGTGGAATGGATTGTATATTGCTGTGCTAAAAAATGAAAACGTTTGATCTTTTTCCAAAACCAGTTTCTTCAAAAAAATATCCAAATCACATAGATCTAAAAAAAATAGTTTTGGAGATATTAAAAAATTCTTCGTCTCTAGAAGAAAACAATATTTCCAATAAACTATTTCACTACAAAAACAATTCAAAACTTTCTCTTTTGTATGATGAAATATTTTTAGATTTTAGAGTATGGGCAGAAGAAACTTGTTATGAATATGTTACGGAGATAGTCGGATATCATTTAGATGATAAAATAATAGTTACTGATAGTTGGTTGAATAAATGCGATGCTGGTGGATATCAATATCCACATTATCATACAAATTCATATATTTCTGGTACATATTATTTAAATTTTGAAAATGGACATTCGCCCATAATGTTTAGGCACGAAAATTCTTCTACACATCCACATATTCAAACAATAATATTGGGAAAAACAAATGTATCTACGAGATACAATGTGGATGCAATGATATATCCAGAAGAATCTGAGTTATATTTGTGGCAGTCTCATTTAACACATGGAGTTCCTGATAATAATCTTGATGATAGAATTACTATCTCCATGAATTTTATGCCAACTGTTGTATCAAATGAAAGGTACGGTTATAAAGTTTTTTATGAGCAGTGATATGAGTATTGATTTTCTAGAAATACAATCTTTGTTTCCAGAAGACAAATGGGATATGGGAATTCTTAAGGGAATTTCATATAAAAAAGTTTTAAATAAACCAGTTAAAGCTGCTTGTCATTTCAAGGGTGAGATGATGACAAACAGATTGCAAGCACCATATCAAAATGCCGAGACAATAGTTTTTGCTAGATCTTCAACAGTTGCAGCAGATTATTCTCTTTATGAAGAAGCAAGTTTATATCTGAAAAAATATATAGATTCTGGAGAATGTGTGCAAGTTTATTTAAATTTTAAAGAGGCAGCCATTTTTTCTGGAATAGGAGTGAGAGCTAAAAACTCTCTAATTTACAATAGAAAATTTGGATTTCAGTGTAAGATATGTGCCTTCACTTTTTTACATGGAATTAAAAATTATCCAGAACCAGTAATAAATGAAGGTTTATTAGATTTATGTGATGGTTGTAATGATTGCATTGTCAATTGTCCAGCAAAAGCAATATATGAAGATTTCATAGATGGAAACGCTTGTGATACTTTTATTGGAGTTGGAAATAGCGATGATCAAATGTCTATAAAATGGTTTTGGTATGATTTGGTAAAACCAAACATCCCACGAGAAGTTGTACACTCTTGGACAACTTTAGAAGATTTTAATAACATTGTTTGGTCTAATGGATATGAAATGACACCAAATGGATTAATGAAAGATGGAAAAGTTATCGAAATGCCTTTGTGTAGATTGTGTCAGCAACAACCAAAATGCAGTAAGAGACCAATAGATAATGAATATAAATATGATTAGGTTCATCAAATGAACATTTTAGTACTAAAACATTTTTGAGGATACTATGGATACAGCAACCCTAAAAGAAAACTTTGAAAGTCAAGTTAAGACTGTAAATGAACAAATTTCAAAATTGGAAGAAGAGCTAGCAAAAGCAAAAGAATACAAACTCAAGCTTGAAGGAGGACTAGAAACTCTGGGACTTCTAGAGCAAGATCCAGAAGCACCTGCTGAAGAAGCAGCAGCAGAATAATCCCAGATCCCTTCTTACTAAATATGTAAGAAGGGATTTTTTGTGGCTAATGGCATCTCCAAATAGTAGATCCGCTCTCATTACATATTGCAAGAGACAACTGGGAGAGCCAGTCCTCCAAGTCAATATTGATGACGAGCAGGTAAATAACGTTATTGATGACACCATACAGTTCTTCCAAGAGAATTGCTATAACGGTATGGAGCGTTGCTACTTGCGCCATAAGATGAGTGAGGAAGATAAGAATAGATTTGACGCACATACAGATACTCTAAATTCAACCACAACTTGGGAAGAGGTATCAAACTACATTCCAATCCCAGATCACATTGTAGGAATTAGTAAAGTATTTGGTATTGTTAGCAATTCCATTCGTAGTAATCTCTTCGGTATTGAATATCAGATCTTCCTCAACGACCTGTATGCGTTTGGATCTATTGATATTCTAAACTACTACATGACAAAGCAGTATCTAGAAACTCTGGATATGGTCCTCAACAACGGATCATTTCAACAGTTTAGATATACCATGCGTCGTGATCGTCTGTATCTGGATGTAGATAAGACGATGTTGAAGCAGGATTTATATTTGATAATTGAGTGTCACAGACTTCTCAATCCAAACGATGCTACTGAAATGTATAATGACATCTTCGTAAAGAGATATGCTACTGCTCTTATGAAGAAGCAGTGGGGACAAAACCTCATAAAGTATAACAATGTTCAGTTGCCAGGTGGCATCACTCTCAACGGCAGGCAGCTATATGAAGATGCGTTAGGTGAGATTGAGAAAATTGAGAGCGAAGTCCTCAGCAAGTATGCAGAACCACCTATGGATATGATCGGATAAGATGCCTACCAGTCCTTATTTTCCTACCTACTATCAAGGTCATCCTGGCGAGCAGAACCTCGCACAGGATCTTGCTGACGAGCAGATCAAACTGTTCGGAACAGATATTTACTATCTGCCAAGAACAATTTTGAGAGATCATGATTTAGGTGACATCATTTATTCAAAGTATCAAAGTCAATTCCAAGTTGAAATGCTTCTTCAAAACGTAGAAGGATTTGGAAGCAACTCAGAGTTTATTAGTAAGTTTGGTTTGAGACTTACTGATGAGATAACTTTTATTGTTTCTTCCAGAAGATGGGCGCAATCGGAAGCACAATACACACCAACTCTTACTGTTCCTGGAAGACCAAACGAAGGAGACTTACTATTCTTCCCACTGACAAAAAATTTGTATGAGATCAAATATGTAGAAAGAAGATCTCCATTCTTCCAGTTTGGCAAATTACAATTCATGGTTATTACTGCCGAGATCTATGAACTTGGTGATGACAAGATTGCAACTGGCAATGCAGAGATTGATGAGTTTGAGAAGCTATACAGTTCTGCAATCGCTGTCAATCTCAAGACTGGAGGAACAGGAACATTTACAGAAGGTGAGACAGTCACTGGCGGAACATCTGGTGTAACTGGTATTGTCAAGTCCTGGAACCCAACAACGAGAGTTCTTCAAGTCATTGATAGAACTGGAACATTTGTTGAGAATGAAACTGTTACAGGAAATACAAGTAGTGCTGTTTGGAATGTTGGCACATTTGACACTCTAAATAATACCAACAGTATCTTTGATCAAAATAGACAGATTGAAGATAGTGCTGACGATATTGTTGATTGGACGGAAAGAAACCCATTCGGTGAATATGGAAATCATTTAGGTAGTCTCTGATGTTAGGATCTCATTTTTATAACGAAATTACACGCAAGAATATTATTGCCTTTGGAACTCTTTTCAACAACATCACGTTGAGAAAGAAAGATCCTTCAACTGGTGCTGTGTTAGAGGAAGAGAAAGTACCTCTGGCATATGGTCCAAAACAAAAGTTTCTAACTCGTTTAGAGCAAAACCCAGCTGCTAGCGTTGGTAAAGTTGTGGCAATTACTTTGCCTCGTTTGTACTTTGAGATGACTGGAATTGATTACGATGCTACCCGTAAAACATCACCAATTCAAAAATACAAAACGATCATTGCTGATAATGGTAATGAGGTCAGAGTTCAGTATGTTCCTGTTCCTTATAATATGAACTTTGAATTGGGGATCATATCCAAATCACAGGATGATGCTCTACAAATCATTGAGCAGATCCTACCATACTTCCAACCATCTTTCTCGTTGACACTCAATATGATCCCAGACATGGATGAGAAGAAGGATGTTGCTATTGTTCTCAATGATATCAATTATGAAGATGAGTGGGATGAGAGTTTTTCACAACGTAGATACATTGTTTATACTCTAAGATTTACTGCCAAGACATACTTCTACGGTCCTTATAGTCAGTCCGATATCATCAAGAAAGCAATTGTTTATGAAACGATTGGCGATGCTGCTGTCAATAGAAGAACGATCAAGAGAACATACACTCCAGTTGCTGTTCAAGATCAAGATGGAGATAATGATGTAGATGCACAGGATACAGCAATCCTAACATCTGATGATAATTTTGGTTTCAATGAAGGTATTGAATTCTACTGATTATGGACGAACTAGAAAAGAACATGGAAGAGCTACTCAATATTGATGTAGATCTTGTTGAGGCGCCAAAAGAAGAGATCAAAAAAGATACTTCTGATAAGGAAGACAAGATCAAAGACTACGAATATACACGAGGAGAATTATACAATCTCATCAGCAAGGGTCAGGAGGCGGTACAAGGCGCCTTAGAGGTCGCACAGGAGAGCGGACACCCTAGAGCATATGAAGTCGCTGTGAACGCCATGAAGCAGGTAGCAGACATGACTGACAAGCTTGTAGATCTTCAGAAGAAGATGAAGGATCTAGATGCTGAGAACAAGAAGGTAACGAACGTCACAAACAATGCCATGTTTGTAGGAAGCACAACTGAGCTTCAGAAGATGCTGAAGCAAATGGGGGGAGGCAAACGATAAATATTTTATTGTCTCACAGTTCAACCAATGGCAAAGTCAGCTAACAAAGGCAAGAAAGGATCTAATGGATCCAAGCAAAACCAAGGTAATGCTACTGCGAAGAAAGCAAAGAATGGAGGCAAGAAAAAGTGATGCTCATAGCATTCGCAATCATTGGTATGGTTGAAGTTTCTCCTAATGTCTGCCAAATTGATTACATGAGATATGTGGATGTTGAGAGTGTAAAACTTCCTTGCGATGTGGTGAAACTAAATATTATTGATAATACCAAATCAGATGTCATACGTTAGACATACTATCACTAATACTGTTGCATCTCCACAACCCGCCTACACAACTGTCAATCAGTTTTCTGGCACTGAGGGTTGGAGCACTGTAACTTATAGAGATTATAACGGTGATTATGTTGCCAGAAATCCCAACAACACATCAAGAACTCCTGGAACATATCAGGCAAGGAACTATGATAATAGTACTCGCACTCCTGCCGCATATCAACGTTATGACGTAAATAACAATCCGATATCAGCATAATGGCACAGTATAGCAAACACTACGAAGATTTCCTGCCGCAGGAAAAAACAAACTTTGAGGTAGTCATGATTGCCGACAACTTCGGCAAACTTACTGCTGGAACTGGTGCGACTGCTACTGATGCTTTCGGTCGTTTGAGAGTTGCCGAGACATTCACTCTTGGTGACTATAAGCACCTCTATGCTATTGACCCCAACTTCACTGACCTAAAACTGAATGGTGGCAATATTCAATACAGCACAAATAAAGCATGTGCTGTGATGACGACAACATCTAATGTTGCTTCTCGTGCTACTCACCAAACAAAGTTCTATCATCATTACCAGCCAGGTAAATCACAAGTTATTTTTAGTTCAGCATGTTTTGGTTACGCCCAGCAGAATGTAACCAAGAGAACTGGATACTTTGATGATAGAGATGGCATTTACTTTGAGCAAGTTGGAAATGGAACTTCTAACGGTACAAACAACGGCACACTCAATTTTGTAGTTCGTTCCTATGCTGGCGGTAGTGCTAGTGAAGCGACTGTAGGAACTTACAAGAGAAGAGTTCCTCAATCAGAATGGAATATT